GTGCATTTAGTCTGACTATGACAGGCAATACAACCTTCACATTTAGTGGCGCAGACAGTGGCTACTCTATGGGCTTCATCTTACAACTAACAGGCAACGGCTCAACAGTCACATGGCCTTCCTCAGTTAAGTGGGCAGGTGGTACAGCCCCAGATGCTCCTGCTTCAGGTGAAACAGATGTGCTGGTCTTCCATACACGTGATGGTGGTTCTAACTGGTACGGTGTACTTGCAAGTGACGCTGCTGCATAAGGAGTAAAGCATGGCCTACTCAACTAATCCTTTCTCAGTAGCTACCTTTGGTGAAAGCTATGAGCAGGCCAATGCTTCCTTTGTACTTACAGGTGTTGTAGGTACAGGTGCAGTAGGTGATCCAGATATTAGCTCACGTACTACTGTTATTATGGCAGGCGTACAGGCTAACGGTGCAGCAGGAAGTGCAACAGCAGCAGCAGAAGCAGTCGTTGTACCATCAGCAATAACAGCTACAGGTGCAGCAGGTGCTATTACAGTAGACGGTGGTGTAGGTACAACTCCTACTATCACAATGGCTACAGCATTTACTGCAAGTCTTGGTAGTATCACTGTAGATGCAGGGTTTGGCCCTACTATACAGCCTGTAGGGTTTGGCTTACAGATCATCACTGACTCACTACTAGTAGAGGGTGATGAGGTTGTAGTAGAGTCAGACGCTAACATCAGCCTAGCAGGTAAAGGTGTAAGTGGTACAACAGCAGTCAACACAGTTACACTAGATTGTAAGGCTGTAGTATTACCAGCAGGAGTACAGGGTACGTTTACTGTAGGCGATGAAACTATTGATGCAATACAGTTTGACTATGAGTCAATCAAAGAAAACTACAGCAGAGATCGTACTGCTTACATAGGTGAGTATAGCACACTAGGTAACACAGCGTATGTACGTGCAGCATAGGAATAATAATAATGTCTCTTAAATGGCCTAACAAAGATCCTGATGAAATACTAGACTATAGCATTGACTGGTCTCGCTTTCTTAGTGGTGCATCTCTTAGTAGTGTTACTTGGTTTGTTGATGACGCTGATGGTGTGAAGACTCAGCTTATCCCTAGTGGACAGCTTGTCAAAGGCATACAGCTTATCTCTGCTACTAACACAGACAAAGTAGCAACTGCACGTCTAGGCTCTGGTGATAATAATATACAATACCAGTTCTACTGCCGTATAACCGACACGAATGGCTTAGTAGTAGAACGTAAGGTTCGTTTACGTGTAAGGAATAAATAATGGCATATAACTATTTAGGACTAGTAAACGAAGTAAACCGCCGCCTTAACGAAGTAGAGCTATCGAGTTCTAACTTTGATACAGCTTCAGGTTTCTATAGTTCAGCTAAAGATGCTGTAAATGCTTCGCTACTACACATTAACCATGAAGAGTATAACTGGCCTTGGAATCACATTCTAGAAGAAGAGACTCTTACTGCTGGTGTAACACGTTACGATTATCCTACGGACGCTAAGCTAATTGACATGAATAGCTTTCGCATTAAGAAAGATGACGCATTAAGTGTAAGTACTACTAAACTAAAATCTATGGATTACCAAGAATACCTTGACAACTATGTTGATTATGAGTATAACACTGGTAGTGACTTACAAGATCTTCCCCGTCATGTTTCTCGTTCTCCAAGCCAAGAGTTTCTCATAGTCCCTACTCCTGACAAAGACTATGAAATAGTATATGAGTACTACCGCAATCAGGTATCACTTGAGTTACATGATGATGTACCTAATGTTCCTATTGAGTTTAAGCATATTATTGTAGACGGTGCTATGTTCTACGCATATCAGTTCCGTGCTGATACACAGGCATCTCAGATTGCACAAGGTAAGTTTGAATCTGGTATTAAGTATATGCGTAGTTTGTATATTAACCGTTACGACTATGTACGTTCTACAATGATTACACGCAACAAACCTAGCCTAAGAGTAACATAATAATGGCTACACAGTGGCAAACATTTCCTATCCAGTTTGGCGGCGGGTTAATATCTAACCTTAGCCCTTTACAGCATGGTATGTCTAATATAGGTTCTGCATCTATTCTACAGAATTTTGAGCCCACACTAGATGGGGGTTACAAGAAAGTATTAGGTTATCAGAAGCTGGCTAATGCAGAAGTGACTGGTACTGGGTCTATACAGGGTTTAGCTATTATCCCTGAAGTAGGGGTAGAGAAAGCTATTGCTGTACGTAATGGTATTTACTATGAGATCAACGCCAATGACGCTACACCCGCCTGGACATCTTTGGGTACAGCACCTGATACTAACATCACTAAGGTACGCAAAGAGAATTACACTTTTACTGGCACAAAGAAGATCGTGTTCGTTGATGGCGTTAATTACCCAGCATACTATGATGTAACAGCAGGTACTCTAACGTATCTTACAGGTTCAGGTACAGGGAATGCATCTGTAGAGAATGCTTCATTTGTATTACTTTATAAGAGCACATTATTCTTTGCAGTTGGTACTGAGTTAGTTTTTACAGCACCTTATGCAGACACAGACTTTAACCCTGCTAATGGTGCTGGTTCTATCAATGTAGCCTCTACCATCACAGGTATGGCAGTGTACCGTAATAGCTTAATCGTATTTTGCAATGACAGGATTGTACAGATTAGCGGTTCTAGTGCTGCAGATTTTACATTAAACACAGTAACAGATGATATTGGTTGCTTAGAGCCTGATACAATACAAGAAGTAGGTGGTGACGTTATGTTCCTTGCACCTGATGGTGTCAGGACACTTAGTTCCACAGAACGTATTGGTGATTTTGGGCTGGACGTTACTTCTAGGATTATACGCCCTACGTTAAATAAGCAGAAAGCTACAGCCACAAGCTTTACTAGCTATGTTATTCGTGAGAAAGCACAGTACCGTTTGTTTAGCTACGCTTCTACAGAACGAACTAATGTTGCTAAGGGTGTATTAGCTACAAAGTTTATTGACCAGGGTGGGCAAGGCTTTCAGTGGGCTGAGCTTAAAGGTTACAAAGTATACGTATGCGATTCTTTACTAGTAAATGACATTGAGCTTATTTATGCAGCTAACGAAGATGGTTATGTGTATAGGCATGAAGTAGGTTCTAACAGGGATAGCAATAATATTGACGCTATCTTTGAGTCTGCTTACATGCCAGTGAATGACCCGCAAGTACGTAAGACTTTTTATAAGCTAGACTTGTATCTTAAACCAGAGGGTCTATTTACTTGTTCTGCTAGTATTAAACTAGATAGAAACGATGCTAATGTAATACAGCCTGCAGCGTTTACTATTACGGGTACAGGCGGTGGTGCAGTATTTGGTTCTACAGAGTCTATCTTTGGTACATCTCTGTACACCAGCCCAAATGATGAGACATATAAGAACAACCTGATAGGTTCAGGAAAGACTGTTGCTCTACGTATAGAAGACAATAGTGCCAATGCAAGCTTTACTCTTGATACCGCTATTCTAGAGTTTACTACAGAAGATAGACAGTAAGGATAAAACATGGGTACAGGTTACATACGTACTGACACAGCAGACAACATAGCTAATGGTAATGTTATTGACGCTGATGATCTAGACACAGAGTTTAATGCCATAGAGGGTGCTTTCAATAGCTCTACTGGTCACACGCATGACGGTACATCTTCTGAAGGTGCTCCTATTACTGTAGTAGGCCCAGCGCAGGATATTGTTGTTACAACTACTATAATGCGCCCTAAGACTACTAACGTTCTTAGCTTAGGTACAGACGCAGTTCGCTACAAAGACCTGTTCCTTGAAGGTAACGCTGATGTAGACGGAACAGTAAACGTACAGGGTGCAACTACACTGCAAGACACCTTAGCTGTAACAAGCAATGTGACTGTGGGTGGTGACCTCACTGTAACTGGCGATGCTACTATCGCAGGTAACCTTACCTTTGGCGATGCAGCTACTGACACCGTTAGCTTTGCTGCTGATGTAAACTCTAACGTACTGCCTGCTGCAGATGATACGTATGACTTAGGTGCTGTAGGTGCAGAGTGGCGTAACCTCTATATTGATGGTACAGCCAACATTGACACTGCTGCAGTAGACACTGCTAATATAGCTACTTTAAATGTTACAGGTAATGCTGATGTAGACGGTGACCTTACTGTTACAGGTACTATTAATTCATCCATCACTGGTAACGCAACTACAGCAAGCACTCTTGCTACAGCACGTACTATCACCCTAGGTGGTGATGTATCAGGTGCCGCTAACTTTGATGGCTCATCTAATATTACCATTACTACAGTTATTGCTGATGATAGCCACAACCACACTATTGCTAATATAGATGGTCTGCAGGCTGAGTTAGACTCTAAGTCTGCTACCTTGAGTGACTTGGGTATTACAGCAAACATAGCAGAACTAAACATCCTAGACGGTGTTATTGCTACAGCAGCAGAGTTAAACTTTGTGGATGGTGTAACATCAAACATCCAGACACAACTTGATGGTAAACTTACAGACTTTTCACTAGAAACTTACACAGGTGATGTTGACATTGATGGGGAACTTATAGTATCATCATATAATGAAACATACCAAGCTGTTTCTTCATCAGGCGGTAGCACAACGATTAACTGTGAAGCAGGTAACGTATTTAGTAACACACTAAGTGAGAACACTACGTTCACCTTTAGTAATCCACCTTCAAGTGGTACAGCATATGGTTTTTCTTTGAAGATTACACAGGATGCTAGTGCTAGTGGCTATACTGTAACATGGCCTTCTGCAGTAGACTGGCCTAAGGCTGATAAGTATGCAGCATCTGGTGCGCCTCAACTAACTAGCACTGCATCTGCTGAGGACCAGTTTGTGTTCTACACTTATAATGGTGGCACTACTTGGTACGGCTTTACAGTAGGGTTAAACTTAGGATAATATAGAATGAGCAATATTAAAAAGCTAATGATGTCTGCCGCTGGTGGTGGTGCGCTAGATGTGGATGATGTGTTCAGCACTTATTTGTTTACTGGGAATGGTACTTCCCAAACGATTACTAACGGACTTGATTTAGCTGGCGAAGGTGGCTTGATTTGGACTAAGCGCAGGGATGGCTCTGCTGCTCACCAGTTGTATGACACAGCTAGGGGCATTGATAATGTTCTGAATATCGTTAATAATGCGGGTCAGTATGACTATAGTGGCGATATAACGTCAGTAAACTCAGACGGGTTTAGTGTAGGCTATTATAGTGGAGGTCTCAATTATTCTAATAGAGACTATGCTACTTGGTCATTCCGCAAAGCCCCTAAGTTCTTTGATGTAGTCACTTATACGGGAAATGGGGTTTCAGGCCGTACTATAAGTCATAACTTAGGTACAACTGTTGGAATGATATCTATAAAAAGAACTGACAATCAAGGGGGTTGGTGGACTTTGCATAGAGGCTCGGCAGGGGTTTTGCGTCTAGATAGCACAGCAGAAGCTTACAATGCTAGCAGCACTGCCGCCTACTATGGTAACGGCACCACTGTTATTACTCCTACATCAACGGAGTTTACTGTACATAGTGCTAGTGAGGTCAACGCCAATAACGGAACCTACGTAGCCTACTTGTGGGCACACAACGATGGTGACGGTGAGTTCGGCCCTGATGGTGATGCTGATATTATCAAGTGTGGTAGTTATACTGGCGCTGGACACAGCGGAGTAACTCTTAACTTGGGGTTTGAACCTCAGTTTATTATGATTAAGAGAACTAATTCAACAGCACTCTGGACAATAATAGACAATATGAGGGGAATGCCAAGTGAAGGCAACTCCAATGTTTTGTACCCAAACACATCTCAAGCAGAAGCCGCTCCGCAGAGTAATGCCAAAGTTTACCCCACTCCTACAGGACTTTACATTGAGGATGACGCCGCTGAGATAAACATCTCTGGGAGTACCTACGTCTACATGGCAATCCGCCGTGGCCCACTAGCTGTGCCTGAGAGTGCGACTGATGTGTTTGCTATTGATACAGGTGCAGGTTCAGGTGTTCCAATGTTTGGTTCTGGCTTTCCTGTCGATGTTGTGATGAGGGCACTGCCTTACACTAGCGCTCACGACAAACAACTGTCATCACGTCTTACTGGCACTGGCTACGGAAACGTAGAAGCTTCTCCATGGTACACTGACAGTAATATGAAGTGGGATTACATGGATGGTTACTTTAGTCTAGATTCCAATCAATCCACTTGGATCAGCTGGATGTGGAAACGTGCGCCGGGCTTCTGCGATGTAGTTGCTTACACGGGGACGGGGGCAACTCCAACCGTAATAAATCACAATCTTTCTGCTACTCCTGAAATGATGTGGATTAAAAGTAGAACATCTAACGAAAACTGGATGGTTTATCACTCTGCGCTGGGCAACACAAAGGGGTTGATCTTAAACTCTCCCACTAATGCACTTACACTTTCGACTTGGAACAACACGTCCCCTAACGAAACAACATTCACTCTCGGTGGAGGCGGCAATAACGGCTCCATGAGCGGTCAAGACTACATAGCCTACCTCTTCGCAACCCTCCCCGGTATATCTAAGGTGGGGAGCTACACGGGTGATGGTACAATTAATGGCTCTAAGCTTATTGACTGTGGGTTTAGCAACGGCCCTGCGTTAGTGATAATAAAGATTTATGAAGGAGAAGACGCTAATCATTGGCATATTTTTGATACTACAAGAGGTCTTGTTGCAGGAAATGACTCATTATTATATCTAAATCGTACCGTTGCAGCAATCTCAAGCAATGATTATATTGATCCGCATAATTCTGGTTTTATTGTTGGGGCTGCTAGCAACACCAAAAACAATACTAATGTATTAGGTTCTAAATACATCTTCTACGCAATCGCAGCATAACTCAAGGTCATACAAGGAGTATCAACTAATGACTGAATATCGTGATCGCACAACTGGTGAGCTTAAATCTCAAGGCCAGTTACGCAAAGAAAACCCTAATATGTCCATGCCTAAGGTGTGGGGCGCTAATGTGTTTGACGCACTGAATGTTGACCCTATTCTACGTGCGCCTAAACCTACAGATGGCATTGGTGCATATCAATCAGTACGCCGCAATGGTGTAGTGCAGGATGCTAATAGCAACTGGGTTGAGGCATGGGAAGTTGCTGACATGTTCAGCGACACAGCTTTGGATGGCGTAACAACCACCAAGGCTGAACATGAGGCAGCATACCAAGCACAGCTAGACAGTAGCGCAGCAGAACGTAATCGCACACAGCGTGATCGCTTGATTGGTGAAACAGATTGGTGGGCGTTGTCTGACGTGACTATGACTGCTGAACAAACAGCATATCGTCAAGCACTTCGTGACATCACAAGTCACGCTAACTGGCCTCACCTTGAAGAGGCTGACTGGCCTACTAAACCATAGGGCGTAGGTTATGTCTGACATTAAGTTAAGCACAGAAGAGCTAGAAGATATGCTAGATCGTTCAGCTAAGCGTGGGGCTAAGTTAGTCCTGCGTGAGCTAGGCTTGCAGGATGAGACAGCTGCTGTAGACATCCGTGAGATCCGTAGCTTGCTTGACACTTGGCGTCAGACACGTCAGAGCATATGGAATACATTTGTAAAGATAACAACCATTGCTGTGTTTACCTTCATCGGGGCTGCAATATGGATGAAGATAGGTAATTAATAAGGACTATTATAATGGCTAAACGATTTGGTGGGTTTACACCTGAACAGATGGGTAAGATTATACCTGAGATGCAGGGTATGCAGGCTGATGAGCAGGCTAAGTTCTTAGCATCACAGCCCGGTGCTGCTGCACGTGTAGGTAAGATGGCTGAACTAGCGCAGAAGCGTATTGGTATGGCTAATGGTGGTTATGCTAATAGAGTAGGCTATGCGATGGGCGGTCTTAACTCTTTTTTAGGGTTAGACTCTGCACCTACTTTAACAGCTAATGGTACGTACTTTGATTCAAATGGCGTAGAGATGACACCTCAAATAGGTCCAGGAGGTGCTGCTGCTGTACCTACAGCTAGTTTATCTCCGTCATATAGCACTACAGGGTTTTTAGATCAAAGAGGTTTTGGAGGTGCTCCTAAGACACCTACAGCCAGCTCAGCGCCTGTGGAGCCTAATACTACTGGTGGGTTTGATATGGTTCAGCCTACTACTACCACTCCTGCCGCTACTAGCTACACTCCTACAGAAGGTCTACCTACTGCACCTGAGGGTGTAACAGAAACTGACTACGCACCTTTTAGGTCGCAGATAGCAGGCGGTACTGAGAGTAATGTTACAGGCATAGACGCTATGTTTGCTACAGGTAACCTACCAGAGAACCCTACAGACTATGAGGTAACTGGTAGCAGTGGAAACTGGACTATTACGTATGCTGATGGGACTACATTAAAGTCGCCCTACAGGAAACGTGCAAGCATAGATAAAGAAGCAGCTAATATAGCTAATGTTATACAGCAGTATAAGGAGTCTGACCCCTACAAAGCCAATGTTGCTGCTCAGGATCAGTATACTCAACAGCTAGACTCGTACAAACAAGGACAGTATGAACAAGCAGGCGAAGCACTTACTGATGTAGGAGCTTCACTAGACACTGCACAGACTGCTGTATCTCAAGAGCAGGGTACATTAAACTCTCTGTCGCAACAGCTGTCTAACCTTCCTGCTGATGACCCTCAACGTGAGGTAATGCAGAAGCTTGTAGATGATCAACAGATCAAAGTTACTCAAGCTAGAGCTAATCTAGCACAGGCTAGTGCAAACGTAGCACGTGTAGGCACACCTAGCACTACAGAACTACAGGCTACTGCTCTTACAGATCCTACAGCTATGACTACTAAGGCTGGTGTAGTAACTACTTCTGCAGCACAGAGAGATGCTGGTATGATTGCTGAGGGTACAGGTCAGGCTCCTGCACAGGCCGTTAAAGCTACCCAAAGAGAGGCTAACATTGCTGCTGATGTACCTCTAGCAAAAGAGTTTGAAGCTGCAGGTATGACACCTAAAGAGGCTGCTGCTGAAGTAGCTGATGTCATGTCTAAGCTTACTGCTGTAACTGGTAAGCCTAGCGCAGAAGCATTAGCTGAAGCTGCTACTATGTCAACAGATGAGTTGGCACAGCTAGGCTTGAGTGCAGAGCAGATTAGTCGTGCTCAACGTGTAGAGGAAGTAGCACCCTTAGAAGTCACAGAAGATATGAAAGTATCTAGTGCTGTAGACTTTGCACGAGCTAAGGCTGAGACTAACTTTACTGCTGCTACAGGTGTGCCATCTACTGAGGCTACTGTACAGGGACAACTTACAGGTCTGCTAGAACAGTTTGAGGGTGGTGAGACACCAGCATGGGCTGCAGGAGCTATGAGGGCTGCTACAGCTACACTAGCTTCACGTGGCTTAGGTGCTTCGTCTATGGCGGGTCAAGCTGTTGTACAGGCTGCTATGGAGTCTGCTCTACCTATCGCACAGATGGATGCACAGACACGTGCAAGCTTTGAAGCACAGAACCTGTCTAACCGACAGCAGGCTGCTATGTTTGCTGCTGAGCAACGCTCTAAGTTCTTGGGTATAGAGTTTGACCAAGAGTTCCAGTCACGTGTACAGAATGCTGCACTTATCGCTGATGTAGCACGTGTCAACTTCACAGCTGAGCAACAGGTTGCACTAGAGAATGCTCGTATGGCACAGACTGTAGACATTGCTAACCTTGATGCTAAGAACGCTAAGATACTGGCAGATGCTGCAGCTATGTCACAGTTAGACCTAGCTAACCTTGACAACAGACAGCAGGCTAACATACAACGTGCTCAGGCTTTCCTTGACTTTGATATGTCTAGCATGAGTAATCAACAGCAAGTGGCTATGTTTAAAGCGCAGAGCCTAGCTAGTGTATATACATCTGATACTGCCGCTGTTAATGCTGCTAAACAGTTCAACGCTGCTAGTTCAGACCAGGTTGATATGTTCTTCTCTAACTTACAGACAAACATTGAACAGTTTAACAATGATCAGTTCAACGCTATGGAGAAGTTTAACGCGGGTGAGGCAAATGCTCTTAGCCAGTTCAACGCTGCTCAGCAGAATACGCGTGACCAGTTCAATGCACAGAACCAGCTAGTTGTAGCTCAAGCTAACGCACAGTGGTCACAGGCTATCACTACCATGGATAATGCTGCACTAAACCAAGCAAACCGTGATGAAGCAATAGCAGCTAATAACTTTACCACAACGGGATATAACAATGCTATACAACGTGAGCGTGATACTTTGGCTTGGGCTTGGCAGTCTGCAGAGAATGCCGCAGACAGAGACACTAAGCTTGCTATTGAAAGAATAAGTTCGGCAGCAGAGGATGAAAGTGGTTCGCTTCTTAGTGCTGCTGCAGGTACGTTCATGGGTGCTATTGCTTCTAACGCTGCAAACATCATCTTCCCCGCTTAAGGATAAAGACATGCCCAATTATAACACACAAGGTATTACAAGTTCTGCAGGTAGTGACCCTCGTAACTTAGGTGGCTCAGAAGGCTACGGTAACCCAACCGCTTCTACCTCATCAGGTATTATGAGTAGTACACCTAACCCTACAGCTAACGATGATAATAATGATGAGCCTAGCTTCTTTGAGAGCATTGCTAATCTGTTCTCTGGTGCGGGTGCAGACTTACCTAGTGATAAAAGTGATGATGATGGCGACTCAGGCATATCCTTCTACGATAGCCCTATGTTTACGCCCTCTGATGGTGGCTCTGATAATGACACTACACCACAGGGAGGTCTCCCGTTTGAGACTACAGCAGCAGATCGTGCATTGTATGAAGCTCTAGGTGTAGACGTACCAGAGGTGTATAAGGGTAAGATGGGTAAAGAAGAGCCTGAGCCTAACATTGATATGGATGTGCTGCAGAAAGCACTACAGCCTGATCCTATTACTGTAGAAGAGCTAGAGGTTAAGGCTGGCGACACTCTCACTGCTATTGCAGAAGAAAAAGGTTTACCTGTACAGGCTGTCATTGACGCTAACCCACAGATCAAGAACCCTGACTTGATTCGCCCAGGTGAGAAGGTTACTTTACCAGAGAGGTTTACAGGTATAGCGCCAGAAGACTTTGGAACAGCATCAAAAGTTAAAGCACCAGAAGTACTTAGTATCCCAGAAGCCTTGAGTTACATGGGTGACAAACGTGGTGAACTTATCATGAAGGGTATAGAAAAGCTCTTTGGTTTGTTCCCACCTAAAACAGAAGAAGAGCAAGCCGCTAAGTCAGAGCTAGAGTACTTCTTAGATGCACAGCCTGACTCAGTTTTACCTGACTTCTTTAAGTATGTACCTGATGCGGTTCAGGTTCAAGAATATCTAAAAGGTAGAGCAGACCGTAAAATGGAAGGCTTAGCTCGTGAGTCTGCAGAACTGGCTGCATCAGAGCGTGATGCTGCAGGTATTACTAGATCATTGACACCAGAAGAAGTTGCTGCACGTAACAACGTAGCAGGTACTGACCCACGTGAGTTAGGTGGCGCAGAGGGCTATGGCAGTGTCGGTACTCCTGCTGATGCAGAAGCAGGCGAAGGGCTTATGACACGCCCTAAAGCTAGACCTACAGGTCTAAGTTCTTTAAACACAGAAGAAAAGAATAA